CACTGCCTAAACGCCCCTCAAATACTTTTAAAAATCTTGCAGTCTGTGTATCTGATGATACTTTAGAAAATATCCTAACTTTACTATTTATAAAAACTCTGCCACCACTGCTTTTAGGAAATTCACCAGAAAATCTGCCATTGTTATTAGATAGTGGGAATGTACTTTCAGATGTTTCTATATCTACAATATTTACTGTTACATTACCAATAGAACTAGAATAGTTCTTTAAATCAATCTTTTCTCTTATTTTTGGGCTAGATGTTATGCAAGGGGTAAAAGATACAGTGGCACTGGAACCATCTTCATCATCTGTAATATTACCAGAATAATCCATACTAAGCCCAATTTTACCACCAGAAGAGCTATCTTTATATTCAAGTATGATTAAATAATCTTCATCTAATCCAGCACTACTAGCATTATTTAAAGCTGTCGTATAGTTTGCATGAGGTTGTGATAATGCCATTAGCTAAAATTATTTCCTACTGCATCATTAATAGTTGGAACTATAAAATCTTTTACAAAATCTTCATTTGTTACTGGTGCATTAAATGAAATATTGACCCCACCCCCTGATCTTTGTGCATTTAAATTCTCTAGGTTATCAATACCAATATTTTGTACAGCTTCTTTATTTAATACAAATTCACCCCTTTCTAAAAGGGCTGGTACTTTATCACCACCACCAAACCCATCTACTACACCACCAGTTCTTAATTTAATTGATTTTGCATTT